GTCGTTGTTGTTTTACCAACCTGACGAGGACACTTCATAATTGTAAAACGATTCTGGTGAAACGTTCTAATCATATCTTCTTGAAAGTCATACATCTTAAAAGGCACAACACCTTCATCAAGAGTAATAATTTTAATGTATTTGGCAAAGTAGATTGGGTCTTTAGAACACTTAATGTATTCTTCAACCTGTTCTTCTGTAAAGTTAACCTGGACTCCTACCCGTTTTAAAAGTGGATTGTCCCTATAACTTGATTTATTTTGCTTAGTGGCCATTATTTTTATACCAATTCATATAATTACCTAATGCCATTTCTTTTTTGTCTGATAATCTACAAACAATTTTTGGTTTTGGTTTACTTAATTTTTGTTTATGTACTTCACTTTTAGGTTTTTTGAATTTACTTCTTATTTCTTCCGCTTTTTGTTTACCGTGTAAATCCTCTAAAGAACGTCCAATCAAAGCTTTTCTTTTTTTAATATTCCATTCTTTTGGTTGTTTTTTACCATATAAAGGACTTTCTTTTCCTCTGTTTTTCCAGTTTGGATTTTCTTTTCCAAATTTGCCAAACATAGGATTTTTTTCGCCTTGGTTTGATAACGATTGTGACATTTTTATGGCTTCTGCAACTGTTATTTGTTTTGATAATGTTTGCCAAGCAACACGGTCTTGCCATCTTCCATGTTCTTCATATAATGCACGATGTGCTTCTGCGTGTTCTTCAATAGTAAGCTTGATTAGATTTGAAGAATCATCCGTTCCTCCAGCATGACGAGGAACAATATGATGTTTATGATAGATAATGTTAGTTGCCATCTAGTAAATCCTTGGCCGGTATTTTTGCGTGTGTCGTATTTGGATTGTCCGCATAATTATTTGCAATATGGTGAACCCAACATCTATCAAAACTTTCTACTGGAACCACGGCACGATGTGAATAACCTTTTGGTACATTAACATACATATTGCCAAGGTTGGCCGATTCTCTGATACCATAGTTATGATACTCACCAATGTTTGCAAACTGAGAATTCAAATGTTCAATAACATCTTCTCTAGTCATAATAAACATGGCTTGATATGGTTCAGGCAGAAAAACAAATTTTTGTCCTTCTAAAATAATTGCATCACACAAACCAGGTTTCTTTGTGGCATCTAACGATACTGCAACGCCATCTTTATATTCAATACGATGTATGGCCGGAATAAAATTGAAACCATTCTTTTCAAATAACTCTTTGGTTTTTACCCAATAGTTCATTGTTTTTTTGGTGAGTTTCATATCATCTTCTAGGTACACATAGTGTGTATAGTCAGTTTTTAAAAACTCCTGCATATACTTTTTGTGTTCCCATGTAAGATGGTATGGATGTTTTAATCCGTGTGCAACATTTACCACACCTTCACATTCAAATAGTTCATTACTATTGACGATGATTATGGTTTGTTCTGTGGGGATTTCATTGACTGAGGAGATTACCTCATCTAAGAATTTTAATCTTTCTTCCACATAATGAAAACAAATATTCACATACAACTTCATTAGGTTTTACCCTTTAATAGTTTACTCAATTCGGAAGTAGAACCAACAAAGATTGCTTTATCAATGGTTGGTCCATTAGATGTGGATGCCTTCTTGGCATTTTCATCCATATCACGCATTTGTTTTTGAATGTTTAACAATTCTTTATTGGCATCTACCATATTTTTAAGTAGAGTACCATAAACTTCAAATGCTCGTGGGTGTTGTCCTGCTTTTGCAATCTGTAATATTTCTTCCATGGCATCTTTGCCTTGGTCAATAATACCTTGCAAGTTTTCTTTTGACTGTTGGTAAGCATCAGTCAAATCTTGTTTAATATCGGGTTCATTGTAGTTTTGTTGAACCACTGGAAGTTTTTCTTTCCTAACTTCTTTCAATGGTTCAACATCAAATACTTCAGATAAATTTTTATTCAATTCATTCATGTTATTATATAGACTTAATCAAATGTTGCGTGTGGAAGATTCCAATGTCCATCAATGAACAATAACATTAACGTAGTACCACCACGGAACGGCATCCATCCAGTAGTAGGTGTAGATTCAACTATATAACCTGCACCATTAGTCCAACGAGCATTGTCAAAATTTAAAATTGTATATTCATTAAAAGTGGATCCAACGTTACCAGCTAAAGTAACATACATAATCTGTCCTTCAGTCCCGTCAGCCAAATGATAATGTTGGTCATATGTTTCAATAGGAGTTAGTTTATTAATTGTAGCACTAACATCTAATTCAATGGTTGTGTTGCTGAATAAATTTGATTTTACTCTACCTTGAATAGCACCCGGAAGAGTTGTTCTTCCAAACTCGTTAAAATACCAATCATTACTATATTCTGTAACACCGATAGTGAATGTTCCTGAAATATTGTTTTCATTGTTGATAGTTATAACATCGCCATCAGTGTATCCTGAACCTGCATTAACAATAGTAATTGCATTGATGTCAATGTATCCACTACCACCACCAACTACCTCTACTGTCAATCCTGCACCTGTACCACCTGTTGTGGCTAGGTTTGTATACAATGCTTGATCCCAACCACCTTGTCCGTTCCAATTAGCAACACTGGTTGGGGTTCCAGGTGCAAAAGTTGTAGTGATGCTAGCTGATCCTGAGGTACCACTATTGTTTACGGTTAGATTTGACCTCCACGCACCTTCAGTATTTTTGGCTATTACTGATACTGGTGTACCAACTGTTCCATTGGTAATACCCATCCAACCCATACCAACTGATTCAACTTTACCGCCGCTTGGGAATAGTAGTCCGCCATTCTTTGTAAATTCAAAATTACTGCCTCTGTTAGTGTTGATTGAGTCGTATAATTTAAGTCTTAATACAGAAATACCTGCACTTGGGCTATTCACGGATAGTGGAATAACAAAAGTTGTTATAGATTCGCCGACAGTCTTTGACGCTGGATCATTGTTAGTTGTTTCAACATATCCAGATGCAGTCTTAATCCAGATTGCACGAGATTGGTTAACATATTCTGTCAATAAAGCTATTAACTGCGTGTTAGTATTTGCAACATTTATGCTTAAATTACCATCGGTCCATGTTCCAATAAAGTCACTATTCTCCCCGTAAAACACATCAGGGAACATTTCTAATGTACCAGACATAATGGAAACATAATTAGCGGCTGAGATAGACACAGAATCGCCAGCAGCGTCAATCCAAACATCATCTGCTGCACTAACATCAAAGTCGCAATCAACATCAAAGCCAGAACGAGTGGTAACAAAATTCATATCTTGACCAGTAACCGTTACTGTGTTGTCAGCAAAAGCAAAATGGCCGGTGCTAGTAGTTCCAACTGAGCTATATGTAGTCAATGCATCATTGTAAACTGTATCACCATTATTGATACTTACAGTCAAGTTCTTCATGTATGTTCTGTCTGTTCCATTGTCTTGGTCAGAAGCAAAACCAATAGTGTATGAAGATGAAAATGCATCGTCTTGATATGAAATTGTGTTTAGAACATTATTAGATGTATCTAAAGTTTCAAGTGTAACAGTAATAGCGCCATCACCTGGAGGAGAAATAGTTAATCGTGCTCTATAAGTTCCAGCGGATGGAAGATTCCACTCAGCTCTAACACCAGTACCAACTCTACCATGAAGTTCGGGAACATCACCATTGTATTGAGCACCAATTCTATTGCCACCAGTTAATTCCATGTCCCATTGCCAAACTGGGTTATTACCAGTTTCCCATACCCCGATACCAAAGTCGTTCTCGATAGGGTCGCCATCGAAGTCAACAGTAATAACTACACCTTGGTTGTGTGGAATTGAGTCAACAACTCTAACTGGATATGAAATACCTTCATCTCCGTTACCAATGGTGCTATTAGTAAACCAAACACCATTAGAATCCCAACCGTAGTCGGAGTTTAATGATGGTAAATGATTAGTCCCAGCAATCGCAATTAACCAAGTTGGTAGGTCAACGAATGTGCTTGAAGAAACTAACACATTGTTGTTAGCATCCACAATAGTTCCGTTTTGTGGTAATTGGAAAGAACCATCATTTTTGAAATGCCATAAGTGGTCCCATGTTGGTCCACCATCACCGTCAGCGCCACGATAACTTTCAATATGCACACCATCATTATGAACCCAAAGATATGCATCTTGGTTTTGAGTAACATCTGCCTGCCATATATTATTTTCACCATGATGCCACAATTCTACAACTCCGTTACTACTAACATCAATATTTTGAGAGCCCGTATCAATGCGATTATTTGGTAATGCCATTGTGCCATCACCTTTAAACTGCCAAACGCCACCGTTGGTGTTTAATTGAATTGGACCTCCACCCGCAGCGCTGTTATAAATCGAAAGAGTTGCGCCGCCTGTTTGAGATGGTACACTAGGAATATAAATGCCAGAATAACTTTCACCGCCCGGATCAAGAATAACAGCACTATCACCCCAAGAATTAACATCTGCTCCTTGTGTTCCAATAACACCATAAGCAATTTTGTAGTTATCTAAATTGGCAGCTCCGCCACTATTTGTGTTAGCTGCATCAAACGCTGCTTGTGCAGTACCGTAAACTTCCGTAAAGTTTTCGTTGATTTTTATCGAAGCACTTCTTAATGTATCACCTGTTCCATC